TACCACGAATACCAGAAGTAGACGTGGCAGCTGTAAATACTTTTGAACCATTTTCTAATTCAATGTCACCCTTGTTCCAAGTAGTGACACCTTGTTGCAACCATTGCGGTAGGTTCTCATACATCGTTTGGTATCTGTTCAATACTTCACGTGCAGCAGTAGCCTTGTTGGCTAGAATCGCTACAGTTTTAGCTTCTTGAAACAGAGTGTACCAAAGGATGTACGCAGCTGAGGTAGTTGTCTTACCTTGCTGACGACCTTCCATAAGAATAACCTTACGGTTCTCATGGATAACTTTTACCTTTTCAATCTGACAGTCATATAGCTTGAACGGTACAAGACCGTGGTCAAGCGAAACAATCATACAATAATTTTCAATAAAGTAGATTGGATCACGTGCACACTTCAAGTATTCTTCAACCTGTTCAGGCTGGAACTGAATCGCAACACCAGCTGCCTTAAGGTTCTGGTTTGAATTATATATTTGAGCCATGCTTTAGAAGTTATCTTCCCAATTCTCTGCGCTTATAGTAGCAGTAGTTGTGTCACCTGTTGCAGTATAGATACGGTTTGGTGTAGTGCTTTCAGGGAATCCAATATTTGCGTTGACAGTATTGATAACACCTTGACTGCTAACTGGACCAAACATGTTAGTCTTTAGAGTGAAGTTCAATGTATGAGTGACGAATCGACGAGTTTGGAAATCGCCGTCATACTCATCAGAAACGCTAACGCTATTTAGAATAACTGGAACGTCTTGAATCACATTCATCTCTGGAACTACCTTAACTGGTAAGTTATACTCAGGTGTGAATGTTGGAAGAATCTGCTCAAGGATTTGAAGACCGTCTTCTTGAGTCTTGGTTAAAATATACAGCGAGATTTCAATGTTGTATGGCACAGGCGTATACATAAAACTCTTTGACGCAGTACCATCACCACACTCAATCTTTTGCATGCGGTTCAGCTTGCGCTGAGCATCGTAGTTGTAGCTAAGAATCTCAAACGACATTCTTGGAAGAGATGTGTATGTTGAGTTCTCCAGCGTTGGGTCTGAGTCAATACGAACGATCCACTTTTCTTTTGGAGCATACGCCAATGGAACTTGCAATCGTTGGATTGTTGTTCCATTTACAGAGTCGCCTTGTTTACGGTCAATATAAACATCACTGAACAAACGACCAAACGATACGATTGTCTTGCGGATTATGCCGTGGTAGTATACTTGTCCGTTAAGCATTATACAAGATCTCCGAATGGGTTGTTGTCATTGAAGAGGATGTCAGCTGCTTCTTCTCTGAATGTATTGTTATCACCAAACGACTCAACCTTATCGATGTTCGCCTTAATAGTAGCTTCGGCAATAGCGCCAGTGCCACCACCTCCAGTGATAACAACTGTTGGTGCAGTTTTATATCCAGTTCCTGGAGATGTTACGTTAATTGCCACAACTTTTCCTGCGTTGGTACCAGTGCCAAGAACGGCAACTGCTTCGGCTCCGTAACCAGAGCCAGACTCAAAGGTAATTGTAGGTGCAGTAGTGTATCCACTACCACGGTTTAGAAGCGCAACAGAAACAACTTCGCCGTATTGGTTTCTAGTTGTATTTGTAGAGAATGTCTTCAGTGATTCAAACGCATCAACTTCAGCAATACCAGTATCGATACGTTCTGAAGAGTATTGGAACAATTCAACTTGTAGTTTGTACACATACAGCTTACCAAGTTGATAGAATGGATCTTGATGTTGAACAAACTTGATCTCAAACAATGACTTAGTCAACGGGAAATAAATTAAGTCACCTTCGTTTGGTCGAGTAGGAACAGTTGTTACACCGTAGCGTCCAACAAACTGATCCCAACGGCGACGAGCAACAACTAGAGTTGCTGATTGTTCAATCATCAAACCAAACTTCTGGATAAATGCTCCCTGCCCACCATAAGAGTCTACGTTCTCAAAGTACATCTCAATAGGGAATGATGCTTTGAATTCGCTCAAACGATCTTCGCCTAGCACGTTATCTTTGGAAACTAATGTTCTTGGAATGTAGAAAAGTTCGTTGCCGTACATACGCAACGTCTCGATGATGAGATCCTCAACAAGCAACTGCTCATTGCGAGTCCCATTGGTAAAGTAAACATTAGTTGTTGTCATGCTTATCCTAAGAAGAAGTCCAACGGTGCAGACTTATTCATCAATTCGTCTTCAAGATCTTTAACTTCGCTAGTAGCTTCATCATACAACTTATCACCGTCCAATGTAACACCACCCATTAGTTGAATGCCTTGGAATTTCTTGATGTTAGTTGCCCACTGTTTCTTAAACAGTGCAGTTACGTAGTGCTTTAGCCATGGATCATCCCATACCTTAGTATTCTCTGCTGGATCAAGAGCACGATAGCACTCAACTACAACAAAGTCTCCAAGCATAACATCAGTTTCCCAGTTAATGTCTAGGAATAGTTTCGACTGACGACGATTGAAACGGAATAGTGGGTGACCATTAAGTTCCAAGTCAAGCAAGGCAAGGTGGCTCATTACAGTCTTGTAGTAAATAATGCTTGTAGAAGTTAGATCGTACAAGTCGTTTAGACGTAATTGATATTGCAAGTCAAAGATGTTCTTTGAAGATGACGCTTGACTAAATGGAAGTACACGTGTGATGCCGTAAACCAAGTCTGGCACTTCAACGTATTTTTTATCGTAAGAACCAATGATTTGTGCTGGAGTTCCAAGAGTTGCGCTTGCGGTAGCTGACGTAATTGTCTCGCCAGCAACAAATGTTCCAACCACGTTCTTGACTAGTAGAGTGTTTCCTGTGGATGTGCGATTAGTTTCACGAACAACAACAGCCTTTGCTCCAGAAGTAGAACCAGTTACGATTGCGCTAAGTGGAAATGTCTCTGCGTTATTTGTTGTTAGTGTTAAAGTGGATGCAGTGATGTTGAACTTCATGTAAAGTTTCTCAACACCATCTGAGTGGTACTGACGCCAGTACTCTAGTGCTTCATCCATTCTGTCGTCTAGTTGATCATCGTCTACGTTGATTTCAACGACTGGTGCACCCAATGCTCTTAGAGCATATTGCTTTAGTTGTTCTTTAGTTGTGACAGCCATTTATTATCCTTATACGATTACCCAAGTAGAGCCAGTTGGGATTGTTACAGTTACACCGTTGGCAACTGTTACTGGTCCAGCAGATATTGCGTTGTTTCCGCTATTGATAGCGTAGTTGGCAGATATCACGTTTGCGTGCTCAAACATACCACCAGTTGCAGCAAAACCAGTTGCATTAACTTCGCCAGATGCATCACGCACAGCGATAGTGCTGGCAGTATTAGCTGTATCAGCATGATAACCGTCCACCATTTCTACGTTAAGGTTTGCTACCTTTGTAGTAGAAGCAACAACAAGTGGAGCAGTACCATTGGTTACGGTACTTGTTAACTGCCCAGACATACTTAGTGTTGTAACGCTAGACAGTGCGCCTGTTACGTTTGCAGAACCGTTGAAGTTTTGACCCCACAAAGTTCTTGTGGTTGTTAGCGTAGCAGCAGAACCAGTAGTGTTTTGATTTAGTGTTGGGAATGTACAGTTCGCTAGGTTACCAGACGATGGAGTTCCAAGTGCTGGAGTTACCAGAGTTGGACTTGTAGATAGAACAACAGAACCTGAACCAGTAACAGTAGCGAATGCGTAATATTCAGCATCCCAATCGGCAGCAGTAGTTAGTGCAGTGCCAACACAAGTAATATTCATAGTAGTGCCTGCTGGCACTGTTGCCACTAGGTTACCGCCAGATGAGTTTACAGTTATTGCACCAGTTGAACTATTTTCAATCTCATATGAAACGCCAGCAGCCAATGTGCTAGTTAATGGCAGAACAACAGTTTGTGTAGTTGATCCAGTGAAACGCTGTTGCTTACCGCTTGTAGCTGTTAAAGTAGTTGTACCCGCAGCTGTAGCAGTTGACGCATAACCCATCTTGATGTTATCAATAGTTGGGAAAGTTAGAGTCTTGTTTGTAAGAGTCTGCGTGCCAGATAGAGTAGTAACAGTTGAATCGATTGCAATCGTTACTGCACCAGAACCGTTATATGATGTTCCAGAAAGACCAGTACCAATAGTTAATGCGTTTGTTGCTGTGGCAGTTACGGTGATGTTGGCAGAACCGTTGAACGACACACCGTTAATAGTTCTTGCTGTCTGTAGAGTTGTTGCAGTTGAAGCATTACCAGTCAAAGCACCTACAAAGGATGTAGAAGTAACTGATGTTAATCCTGCAAGAGTGGTAGATGATGCACCAAGCGCAATAGCAGTAGTTCCAACAGTGACTGAACTGTTGGCTAAGTTTGCGTTGGTGATTCCAGCAGTGCCAGAAAGGTTGCTGTTAGTCAATCCACTGATGGTGTTAGAACCAGCAGCGATTGTTTTGTTTGTTAGTGTTTGTGTACCACTTAGGGTTACAACGGCATCGTCAATGGTAAAACTCTTAATTACGTTTGATGCGTTCTTGAAGTAGAGTTTACCATCAGTGTAGTTTAATGCTAACTCACCGTAGTCTAAGTCCGTAGTTAACGGTACTTTAGCAGCCACTGAAGAATTCTTCAGCTTAATCTTATTTGCCATTGCAATCCCTTAAAAAAGGTAAGAGGGGTAGTAAAAACTACCCCTTTACGTCAGTAGTATTTAGTATGTTCCACCGTCGATGTTGAAACCATCGAGAGTAGAAGTAGCAGCACCAGCACCAGTAATATTCAAACCAATGTACATTGTCTTGGCAACAGATAGACCACCATCAATATCAACTGCAGCAGTACCAATAGCAGATGCATCAGTAGTGTTAGTGAATGTAATCAATCCAGAACCACTAATAGTAGTACCAGAGAAACTAGAAGAAGTGATTGTCTTGTTGCTTAGTGACTCAGTACCAGCAAGAGTTGCCAGAGTACCAGTAGTTGGCAGAGTAACAGAAGTAGTACCAGTGGCAGTCAGAGTAGTGGCAAATGCACCAGAAGTTGTAAGATTACCGCCAAGAGTAATAGTCTTACCGCTGTTGTTAACGCCAGTACCACCGTATTGACCAGCAACAACAGTTGCGTTCCAAGTACCAGTAGTAACAGTACCAAGAGTAGTGATGCTTGATTGACCAACATAAGTTGAAGCAATATCAACAGCATCAGCAGTAACAGTAATACGGTTAGAAGTACCAACTACATCTAGAGTGTTACCAGTCTTAGTAAGACCAGCACCAGCAGTAACTTGACCAGCACCAGAGAACTGAACGAATGTCAGAGCAGTAGTACCAACAGTGATTGGGTCGTTAGTTGTTAGAATCCAACCAGAGTCTGCGTTTACTGTGCCTTCTTCAACGAAAGTGAATAGACCAGAAGTGACTTCAGTTCCTGGAGTATTATCACAATCAGTTGCACGACTCCATGCGCCAGCAGCAACAACGTAAATACCGTTCTGAGAAGCAGTAGATTGGTCTTTAACCAAAACACGTTCGCCAGCAGTAACAGCAACACCGTCAATTGTTTGAGTGCCAGAAAGAGTGATGTTGGCAGTAGTTGCAACAACAACAGAATCCTTAACGTCAAGACCAGTCTTAACAGCATCAACGTATGCTTTAGTGGCAGCGTCTTGCGCTTGAGTTGGATCACCAACAGAAGTGATACGCTTGCTGTTAACGTCAACAGTACCAGTGCCAGTAGGAACGATAGAAACGCTATTGTTACCAGCAGCTGCAGCAACAGTCAAGTTACCAGAAGTAGCAGTAATGCTAGTAGCCAATGCAGCACCAAGAGTTGGTGTTACAAGAGTTGGGCTAGAAGCGAATACTAGAGAACCAGAACCAGTCTCGTCGGAGATAACACCAGCCAATGTGGCAGAAGATGTTGCAGCGAATTGACCTAAGTCAGTACCCTTATAAGCAACCGTACCACCACCACCGAATGCAGCAGTAGAACCGTCAGTGCCAGTGAATGTTAGAGTATTGCTTGCAGTTAGAGTCTTACCGTCAGCAATGGTTAGAGTAGAACCAGTTGCTGGAGTAGTTAATGTAACCTTGTTGATGGTAGTTGCAGTGGCAACACCAAGAACTGGAGTAACAAGAGTTGGTGAGTTATTAAAC